AAATAAAATGAAAAAAGGTAACGGTGTTGACATATCTATGCCTACAGCAAAGAGTGAATACCAAGACATTATTAATTTAGCATACGCAAAGTATCCTAATGATGATGATAGATTAATGAAGATATTTAGAACAGTAAAATTAAATGACTATGGTGCTCGTAATACAATTGAGCAAATGGATTTAGATTTAAAAAACTTTAAACGTGATAGAGACAAATTAGAATATGTAGATTACTTTAACCATTTTCTACAACGACGTAATCCACCTAAATTAAAATATTTATTTGTTGATGAAGCACAAGATTTGTCAGTACATCAATGGAGAATTATTGATATGATACAAGAAGTTGCACAACCAATTGAAACATATGTTGCTGGTGATGATGATCAAGCAATCTTTCGTTGGGCAGGTGCAGACATAGAACACTTTATAGCGATGGCTACAAGTGATGAACATAATATTATTCCTCTCACACAATCGTATCGCATACCTAAAAGCGTGCACAGTATTGCCACAAATTTAGCACAGTCTATATCAAGAAGAATACCAAAACAATATGCGCCAAGAGATGAAGAAGGAGAGAGAAAAGTCTTAAATATCAGACCTTTAAACAAAGGAATTGCAGAAGGCGAGTGGTTGATTTTATGTCGTACACATGAGATTGTGCAGCAAGTTAGTGAATCATTAGAAACATATGGGTGGTTATATAAACGCTATGGTCAATCTGTTATAAATTTAAAATACATCGAAGCTATCAAAGCATGGACCACGTTGCAAAATGGTAAAAGTGTATCTGGTTTGTTATGTGATACTGTTTATCAATTTATGGATAGCTCACGCATTAAAAGAAATTACGGAACATTTAAAGGAGATCACGCAGAAACATACAAATTAGAAGATCTAATCACTGACTATGGTTTACGTTCAAAAATAAACGACATGGACGTAAGAGAAATGAAATGGTATGATATATTGAATGCAAAAGGTCTTAGAAAGAGAATTAATTATTTGAGAAAAATTATGCGTGAAGGAAATAAATTAGATGACACTCCTCGTATAGAAGTTTCTACCATACATGCAAGTAAAGGTGGTGAGAGAGATAACGTAATGTTATTAACTGATTTATCTTATGGTCCTTACAAATCATCTACTGAAACACAACAAGGTAGAGATGATGAAGCAAGAGTTTTTTACGTTGGGATGACACGCGCTAAAAAGAAATTAGTTATTGTACGTCGCACGGATGCACAATTTGAATATGAGCCAATATTTTTTCACGAAAGGAAAACTGCATGATTTGTCAAAAGATTTTACAAGAAGCAGAAAAACTTGTTGCTGGTGATAGGCAAGAAGACTACGGCGATAAATTAACGAACCATGAAAACATCGCAAAGTTGTGGAGTGCTTTCCTTGATAAAGAAATTACACCACATGATGTTGCAATATGCATGGGGCTTGTAAAAATTGCCAGATTAAAACACGCGCATAAAAAAGATAGCTATGTTGATTTAGCTGCTTACGCTGCGATAGCTGGAGAAATAGATGAAAGAACAACCTAATTGGTTTCCTAAAGTACACCGCATGCCCAGTGAATGGGTTATGCCCGACCACTTCCCTGATCTATCTGGTTATGACGAGATAGCAATTGATTTAGAGACAAGAGATCCTGGTATAAAAGATACAGGACCAGGTTATATTCGTAAGCACGGTGAAGTAGTTGGTATTGCTGTGGCAGTAGATGGGTGGTGTGGTTATTATCCCATTGCTCACGAAACACCGCCCAACATGGATAAAGCTATTGTTACCAAATGGATTAAAAAACAATGCTCGTACGAGGATAAAAACTATATATTTCACAATGCTTTCTATGATGTAGGTTGGTTAAAAGCGATGGGTGTTGACATCAAAGGCAAAATAATTGATACTCTCATTGCGGCACCTCTCGTAGATGAGAACAGGTTTCGTTTCGATCTAAACACTTTAAGTAAAGATTATCTACAAGAGTCGAAATCGGAAACCCAACTCTACGAAGCTGCTAAAATGTGGGGCCTTGATCCGAAAGGAGAAATGTGGAAGCTTCCTGCCTCACACGTTGGAGAATACGCAGAGCAAGATGCTGCTGTGACGTTAAAGTTATGGCATCATTTACGCGGTGAAATACAAAAACAAAACCTCGTTAACATTTTTGAATTAGAAACAGATTTATTTCCTGTTTTATTTGAAATGAAACAACGCGGGGTGCGTGTTGATTTAGAAAAAGCGGAGGGCATTAAGAATGATTTATTATCGAAAGAGAAAAAACTTCTTACATCAATTAAAAAACTTACTAATCAAGACGTGGAAGTATGGGCTGCTGCTTCTGTGGCAAAAGCTTTTGATGCTCTTAAAATTAAATACGACCGAACGCCAACTGGTCAACCAAAGTTTGATAAAAACTTTTTGGTTACGCATGATAGTCCTTTGGCTAAGATGGTTGTCGAAGCTAGGGAGATTAACAAAGCGAGAACAACGTTTATTGAGAGTATCACCAAGCATTCGCACCGAGGCAGGATTCATGCTGAAATACACCAAATGCGATCCGACCAAGGAGGAACGGTAACAGGTAGATTTAGTTACAGTAATCCTAATTTACAGCAAATACCAGCAAGACACGCGATACTCGGCCCACTGATCAGATCTATATTTATTCCTGAAAAAGATTGTGAGTGGGGTATATTTGATTACTCGCAACAAGAACCACGGCTCGTGGTCCACTACGCAAGCATGAAAAATTTTACAGGTGCTAGTAAGTTTGTTGACTCATACAGAGAAGATGAAACAACTGATTTCCATACAATGGTATCGGAGATGGCTGACATACCACGTAAACAAGCAAAGACAATTAACTTAGGATTATTCTACGGCATGGGTAAAGGTAAGTTGATGTCACAACTTGGTGTTAACTTAGAGACAGCAAGTGATTTATTAGCAGCTTATAATGAACGCGTACCTTTTGTTAAGCAATTGATGAATGATACAATGAACAAAGCTGGTAAGAAAGGTTATCTATCTACTTTAGAGGGTAGAAGATGTCGTTTTGATTTATGGGAGCCAACGAATGAATGGGGCCAGAAAGCTCTACCACTGACCGAGGCTCAACAACAATATGGTGAAAGTATGATTAAACGTGCTTGGACCTACAAATCATTAAATAGATTAATACAAGGATCTGCTGCTGATCAAACAAAGAAAGCAATGTTAGAATTAGCTAAAGAAGGATACTTAGCACACATACAAGTACATGATGAGTTAGACTTTTCTGTTGCAAGCGAACAGGATAAGGATAAGATTAAAGACATTATGGAAAATTGTGTACAACTCGAAGTCCCAAGTAAAGTCGACGTTGAATGCGGTGACAACTGGGGCGACGCAGGTGATTAAGATTTGGTTATTAGTTTCAATGATCTCTATGCCTGGGCTACCTACTGTTAAGCATACCGCTGAACTATGGTTTGATGGACCTAAATGTGAAGCAAGACGCGTAGATCTAGAAAATAAATTTTATGACGCTGCTGCAGAGCAGGGAATTAACCCTGTTTGGCTTCATACATGGTGTTTAGAATCTTCTATGTTTGTTATAAATAAAACTTGACACTCCCATTAAATTAGATTAAAGCATTATTTAAATGAGAATGGTGCAACATTCTCCGAGTATGGCTGAACAACTGTAACAAGGTAGTAAGGCACGGTCCTCGCAAGGTATGGTCGCATGACTGAGGGTGTGAGGGTTGGTACTGAAGTAGTAGTTAATATAGGACATATTGACTTGTCGCGAAAAGGTTGGGGGTAGTCAAAGAATCCCCCTACTCACACTTAATGAAGGAGAAAGTATGAAACTTAAAAAAGACTACGAAGAAACTTTTAAAGAAGGGTTTCGTCTTGGTGTACGTTTGACCAGGGCAAAAGGGTGTTTAGAAAATGCACGTAATGCAAAACTATTAAACGATGAGCCTGTGTTTAAACTTCAAATGGAGTTTGCTAATGATTGGAGTGAACTGGCCCGCAATGCAGGTAGAAAGTTTACACCGTCCACGGCTCACGACCCAGAGCAGTCTGCTTTTGATTTTGGTGACATCGAAATGCAGGAACATTTATCAAGGTTGCCACATAAACTAAAGGAGACAGGATGAACACGAAGAAGTTTAAAAGTGTGGCAGTTGCCATTGATACTTACAAGTTGTTGAAGAAACTAGCCGCCACCGACGATAGGTCGGCAGGTATGCAAATAACATATTTAGTAAAACAAGAAGCAAAGAAAAGAAAATTAGTAAACCAAATAACAGCATGAGAACACAAACAATCATGCCAAAGTTTAAATCTTATCAAAGACTTAAACCTGAATGGAAATATGAAAAGAAATGCTGCAATAAGTGTAGTAAAGAATATCTTACTGATAACATGATGTGTCAAGAAGAAGGTAAGGCAATTTATATTTGGTACTGTTTAAAATGTTACAATTCATTACCAAAATAATAGGCATTCTGTGCTTATGTGGAACGATACTGGCGGGTGTATATATTTTCATATATTATTCGCCGTATCAGACTTTTATGCGTGATTGTCGATACAATGAATTCTTGCAGGGTGAGATGAGTGATGAATATTGTACTTGGCTGTATGATAAAACAATGCTTTGTAGAAAGGAGGAGATATGTTTCAATTATGGCATCTTACCGCCATTGTAGGCGTATTTGTTTTAGGATTTTTTGCAGGGAGATGGTCCGTGCGAAAATATTTTAATGTAAAAATTGAAGAACTAGAAAATAAAGTTGAAGCAGAAAGATTAGCTAAAGAGAAAGAGGGGATGGAATGGGCCGCAAGACGCCATTAAAAGAAAGATTGCTACGAGAGTATGCTAAAGTTTCGAAGAACGCTGTTCGCGAACCACGGAACTGGAGAGAAATTGCAACCCGTGTTAGATGGGAGCGATTAAGAAAAATATTGTGGAGGCGATATGATTATATGCAGTCATTGTAAAGGCAATGGGTATTATAAAATTAGATTCGAGGCGGAGGAAGCCATTAACCAGTGTAAGGTTTGTGACTCACAAGGGGAACTCGATGAAAATAAACACTACAACCAAGCGTGGAGTGGTGGGACTTCGGATGAACTTGACAACTTTTATTGGGGACCGCCCTTGGACCCAAAGTCATTTAAAAACTACAAAATTTATCCAAAGTAGACCAATTGTAGACGTTAAGAAGGGAGAAGAACCTTCTTTTTAGTTGTGTCAACATGTTTTTTAGCTTATAGTTTCGGGTAGCAAATGTTTTTAAACATATGTAACTCCCGATAGGAGCTGCCTGTGAAGCGAAATGCCTAACTACGGCGGCTCCGTCAAATGAAAGGCTAAAACATGGGCGGAATGGTAAGATTGTTGGCAACTATTGGAGCCAAAGGTGCCAGTAAATTTCTTAAAAGAAGAAAAAAATTAGGTGGCGATAAAGCTGCTAAATCCGCATCTGCATTTGTCAAAAGAAGACAACAAATATCAAAAGCAAAACCTATTAAGAAAGCCATGGGTGGTGAAGCAGCAGAGAGTGTTGGAAGAGCTACGGTAGAGAAAATTCAACGTGATGCACGAAGAAAAGAAGTTGATGAAATGCTTGATAGAGTATACTCAAAAGTGTCTGAAGCAAAAAGAATAGGTAAAATTGTACCAAAGAAAAAGCCGAAAGATCCGAGAAGAATTAAACCTAAAAAGAAACCAAAGAAACCATAGGAGAGTATCATGGCAATGACACCAAAAACACCAAAAACAAAAAGAACATTAGGACGTAACCCGAGAACTGATGGAAGATCTAGAAGAGCATTTGAATTAGCTAGGGAAAGAAAAGCATCTGGACGACTAACTACAGATGATATTAATAGAGCATTAAAAACATTAGGACGTAAAGGGGCTTTAAAAGCTGGTGTAGGAGCTGGTGTAGGAGCTGCTGGATTAATTAAAAGAATGTTAGGCGCTGGAATGAGCCCTGATCAATTAAAAAAGAGGATTGCAGGTTTAAAAGATAAACTTGGTAAAAGAAAAATGCCAGAAGGACTACAACCTGGTGTTGGTGCAAAAAGACCAAAGAGAATTGTTCCAGGTGGACCAGCTAGACTTCCTAAAAAAGGTGCAATAGCAGGTGGACCAGCTAGACTTCCTAAAAAAAGAGCAGTACCAATGAAGAAAAAGAAAAAATAATGGCAATAAGACCACCGAAAAAAAAGAAAAATTTAGAAAAAGCACTTAAACGTAAAAAAAGACAGTTTACTGCAGCAGGAAGACAATCCACAGGACCTGCTGGTAAGGTGATGAAAAAACAGAAGTTAAAATTTTGATGAGCGATCAAGAGATATTAAAGCAACGAGATTTATTGGACGCGATCCTCGCATCACGGACCAACGACCAATATGAACGAATTGAATCAATGAAAGTCATGGATTCAATATATTTTAAGGAAAATTTACCTGAAAATGTGGTATTATTTCCATTACAAAGGATCAAAAGGTATGTACACCAAACTACCAGAAAGCCCAGTAAGAAAAGTCTATAAATGTAGACACTGTGGAGATGTCTCCATTAAATTTTATAATCCAAAACACGATAGAGTATACACTGCTGACGAATGGGAAGTCATCATGACTGACGGCAGAGAAGCATTGGACAAAGCACTAAGATTGGTGCGTGAAGATCCAAAGATGTTTTCATAAACAGCGTTTCTAATAGATGTTTCTACTCAAAATATTTTTTTAATTATTTTTTTGTAAAACACAAGTTACAAGGTAACAAGGTTACAAGCAGTAGAATACTTAGCTTTTTTTGTAACTTCTTGTAACTTACAATTATTTACAAGTTACAAAATAGTTATATTTTACGAAAAAAACTCGCATTTCTTGAGATTTTTGTATAAAATATATTTTTTTAAGAAAAACATCTATAAGATTGATGCATTATGGAAGATAGTAAAGAACTAATTATACCTGAAGCGTTCTCTGACGCATTATTTGATAGGAAATTATCCGAAAAACAAAGAAGATTTGTGTTATTTCTTGTCCATTCTGAAGGTTTGAAAACAGCTACACAATGTGCAGTTGATGCTGGGTATGCACCTGGTTCTGCACGGGTGAGAGCTTCTGAACTGCAAAACCCTGAAAGATCTCCATTAACTGCGAAAGCGATTGAAACGGAAAGAAGAGCTGTCCTTGATAGGTACAAGTGTACTCAGGAGAGGTCGTTATCTACATTGGCTAGAATTA